GTCAAGGACAACCTGATCCTGTAGTTCAATTAAAACAACAAGAACTACAACAAGATGCAATGAAAGATCAAATGGATGCACAAGTGGATCAAGCGAAACTACAATTAGATGCAGAGAGACTTAGACAAAGAACTGCGATTGATCAAGCAAGAATTCAAAAAGATTATGACATTGCTGACAAGCGTGCTGAAGTACAGTACGACAAGATGACAACACAGACTTTAAATCAGGAGAGAAGAGATGCCATTAACAAGCAAAGGTAAAAAGATTATGAAGTCAATGAAGAAAGAATATGGTAAGAAAAAAGGAGAACAAGTATTTTACGCTTCTAAGAACAAAGGTACAATAAAGAAAGTAGAAAAGAAAAATGGAAAATAAAAACAAAACATCCTATCATCTAAGGATGATTGATGATGTTACTAAAAAAAGAGTTCAAAAAATTATCAATAGCACAAGAGATTTTGTTCAAGAACAAGCTGAACAAGGTGTTGATTTAATTGAACTAGCTCAGGTATTGTTGACCATGAGTAGAGACACCTTAGTTGATGCTTATGGTGAATACGTAGCAGATAACTATATTGCTCAGCAAATTAGTTATTTGAAAACTCAAGAAAATAGTTTAACATTACACTAATGAAAAAAAAGTTAACAAAAACAATCCCTCCCAAAAAGGGCCCTGTTTCTCAGGGAGAATCTATTCCACCAGGTAAGATCATGAAAGTTGGATCTGTACCTGAGGATAAAAAACACAAACGTGGTTATGGAATAGCATCTAAAGGTCTTAAATTTGAAGGAGTATTTTAATGAAAAAAATACTGTTAAAAGTTAAAAGCTTTACTTCTAATGTCAAGAAACGTGATGCAATTATAGCTATCGTATTCTTTGCGTTAGGGGTATATTTTGGTTCTTAGTAAAATATTAGGTGGATCTTTAGTCGACACGGTCGGTAAGGTTATCGACTCTGTACATACTTCCGAAGAAGAAAAAGGTCAAATTAGAATTAAACTTCAAGAGCTTGAAAATGAAATTAATTCTAAACAAATGGATATTAATTTAGCCGATGCTCAATCTACAGCTACTGGCATTGGCGGTATTATGCAAAGATCATGGAGACCGTTAATTGGAATGAGCTGTGCCTTAGCAATCTTTTGGGAATACGTAGCCAAACAATTTATTATGTTTGCTCTTGCTGCATTTAGTGTTGAACATGATCCTCTTCCTGCTTTAGATATGGGTGTTTTAATGCCTTTAGTCATGGCACTTTTAGGAATGGCAGGAATTCGTAGTTTTGAAAAAGTTAAGAAGCTTACTAAATAGTGGAAGTAAATATATATTCAGCAATTTTACGTCTAATAAAGACTAGACAAGACGATGTAAAGTCTGTAATCATAGACGGAAACGTAGAGAGTTGGGATAAATACCAATACCTAGTTGGTCAACTAACTTCTCTTCGCAAACTCGATTCAGATATTAGGGATCTGTTTCGCAAATGGGAGGTAGACGATGAAGTCGACAACGGGGCTGATTATGCCCAACGAAAAAAAGATAGTGGGGATAAAGCCCGCTGAGAAAAAAGAAGAAGATAAAAAGAGCGACCTTAGTAAAGTCCCCAAACCAACAGGTTGGAGATTAATAGTTCTTCCCTACAAAGGTGTAGGTAAAACTAAAGGTGGTGTTTTATTAACTGACAAAGCTGTAGAAGATCAACAAGTTGCTTCTGTATGTGCTTTAGTTCTAGAAGTCGGACCCGACGCTTACGCAGATAAGGATAAATTTCCAAATGGACCTTGGTGTAAAAAAGGCGACTGGGTAATCATCGCACGATACGCTGGATCTCGAATCAAAATCGAGGGAGGCGAACTCAGAATATTAAATGATGATGAGATAATTGGGACTGTCGAAAGTCCTGAAGACATTTTAGGAGTATACGCATGAACGAAGTAGATAGACAAGTTGCTGAATTACAGGCGCAAGCAGGTAATAAAGCAAAACAAGAGTATTCTGTAGAGGTAGAATCGGAAGATATTGCTTCTCAAACAGAAGAAAATGAAATTGAGATTCCTCAAGAGAAAAAAACTTTTGAAGCAGAGGTTGATGAGACGCAGGAAGAACCTGTTGTTGAAGATAAATCGAAGCAAGAAGAAGTAAAAGACGAAGAGGAACCCAAAGAAGATTCCAAACAAAAGTATAGTAAGTCTGTTCAGAAAAGATTTGATGAATATGCTTATCAACTTGGTGAATCTAGACGACGTGAAGAGGAAGCAATAGCAATTGCTCAAGCTATTAAGGCCGAAAGAGACAAAATTCAAGAAGAATTAGGCAAACTTAATAGTGGTTATGTGACCGAGATGGGTGGACGCTTAACAGGTTCGATGGAAGCTGCAAAAGCCAAGCTTAAAAAAGCAATGGAAGACCAGGATTACGACGCTGTTGCTAATGCACAACTAGAAATTGGACGACTAGGTGCAGAACAAGGTCAATATGAGCGAATGAAGGCTCAACAAGAGGCTTTAGCAAAGGCTCCCAAGCAGGAAAGAGAGATTGAAATACCAAAAGTACAACCTCAACAGCCTGTTAAGGATCCAAAAGCTGAATCTTGGGCAGAAAAAAACGAATGGTTTGGCAGAGATAAAGTCATGACCAACGTTGCTTATGCAATTCACGAAGATTTAGTAAATCAAGGTGTTGATCCACGCACAGATTACTATTATAGTGAGATTGATAAACGTATGAGGGAAAATCTTCCTCATAAGTTTGAACAAAATTCTTCATCGGAAGAATCCGTACGCCAACAGCCCGTCCAGACTGTGGCAAGCGCACATCGAAACAGAGGCACAGGACGCAACGTAGTTAAGTTGTCAAGTTCAGAAGCGGCTATCGCAAAACGACTTGGTCTTTCCAACGAACAATATGCGTCGGAAAAACTAAAGTTACAGAGGAGGTAACATTATGGTAGATAAGACACCTAGATCTGCATCCACAAGGGATAAAGAAGCACGCAAAAAACATTGGCAGCTACCAAGCTCGCTTGATACACCAGAACCACCTGAGGGTTTTAAATTCAGATGGATTAGGGAATCAGTAAGAGGATATGAAGATAACAAAAACGTTATCGGTCGACTCAGACAAGGTTATGAACTTGTTCGAGCAGATGAATATCCTGATTTTGATTTTCCTAGTGAAGCTGAAGGAAAACACGCAGGTATCGTTTCTGTTGGTGGACTATTATTGGCAAAGGTGCCGGTAGAGATCGCAAAAGAGAGAGATCAATATTACTCTCAACTAGCTCATGATCAACAGGATGCTGTTGACAACGATCTTCTAAAGGAACAACACCCTTCTATGCCGATCAATAAGCCCGAGCGACAAACTAGAGTTACGTTCGGTGGCTCGAAAAAAAGTGAATAATTTTTTTTCTGACCTAGACGTAACACTTACTAACAACACATACTTTTAAAGGAGTATTAACATGGCAAATCAAGACGCCCCCTTTGGTTTCAGAGCTGTAAGAATGCAAGGTTCTGGTCCGTCAACAAACGGTCAGACTCAATACCTTGTAGCTAACGGTTATGCGACCTCAATCTTCCAGGGAGATCCTGTGGAGATGGTAGCTGGTGGTACAGTAGAAGTTGCTAATGGTGTTGCAGACGTAGTAGTAGGTGTTTTCAACGGCGTTCAATACGTTGACGTGAACACAAGAAAACCAATATGGTCAAACTACCACGCAGCTAACACTTCAAGCTACGACGGTACTATCAAAGCTTTCGTACAAGACGATCCGAATCAGTTATTTGAAGTTCAAGTATCTGGTGCAATGACATTAGCTAACGTTGGTGAAACAGCTAACTTAGTTTACACTGCCGGTTCTACACACAGTGGAACATCAAAAGCAGAAGTAAACAGTGAGACTTTCTCAACTGGTGCTAACACTGCTGTTAAAATTGTTGGTATTTCAGGAGATCCTGAGAACTCAGATCTTACTGCTAACAACGCTAACATCGTGATTAAGTTCAACAAGCACTTATACAGTGCTAATACCGCAGGCATATAGGAGGTTAAACTATGGCTATATCTAGAAGTCAACTCGTTAAAGAGTTAGAGCCAGGTTTGAACGCTCTGTTCGGCTTGGAATACGCACGATATGATAACGAACACGCTGAGATCTTTGATGCTGAGTCATCTGACAGAGCATTTGAAGAAGAAGTGATGTTAGCAGGTTTCGGAACTGCACCCACCAAACAAGAAGGTGAGGGAGTAGCTTTCGATACAGCTAACGAAACTTTCACAGCTCGTTATACACACGAAACAATTGCACTTGCATTCTCTATCACTGAGGAAGCTGTAGAGGACAACCTTTACGACAGACTCGCTGCTAGATACACAAGAGCACTTGCTCGTTCAATGGCAAACACAAAGCAAGTTAAAGCTGCTGCAGTTCTTAACAACGCTTTTGCTGCTGCTGGCGCTGCAGGAAGCAACCCAGGTGGTGACGG